AGCCCTCCTCAGAGAGCTTTCACACAAATACCTACACTCACATTGCTATTGATCGTATGAGCTGTGCATCCTGATAATAGAATGCACAGCACTGTGATTGTCAAAGCTATCTTTGAACGTCTGCAATGAAAGACTTTCATATAACAACCCGATTAGCGATCCAGCCATAGAAAAACTGCTCTTGGCTTTTATTACGCTCACAGATTTCAATGTAACGCTGGCCTTGCATAATGTTGAGCACTCGCACTAGAACCTTCTCACCTTCTTTCCCACGTTTGGCTAGATAGGTTTTTAAAGCTCCTAAAGTGTTAGAACCATAAACACCATCAACCTTCAAATCGGCGTACCCAGCTTTACCTTGGTTGTTAAGCAAGTTCAAAGCACGCTGTAAAAGTGGTTTTGCAAAGTTGATACCACAGTTCACACCAGTATCTAAAAGTTCTTCAGCTACAGCAGAGCTAAGAGTATTCACCTGATCAAAACGTGGTTCTATCCAGTACTGTTTCCGATAAATTACTTTGGCCACATCAAGAGGTAAATCTTTCATATTGCCTCTATAGCCGTTTTCACGAGCTACAGATTGAGTAATACCGTATTTGGTTGCACCACCCCGATCTGCGGGATTATTTACATACCCGCCTTCGCGTTTAATTAACTCATCAAGATATTGTTCAATATTCATTTCGGTTTCCTTCAGATGTAAAAAAACCGCCCGAAGGCGGCATTAACTGTTTGAAATATCGTTTTTGGCTTTCTTAAACTCTTTAATCACTTCAACAATCGTTTTCCCTTCTTGCTTGTCGATGAAATTAAAGGTCCATCGCACAATGGCCCAACCGGGCAAACCACAAATGAAGAAAAAACCACCTATAGCAATCATTCCCCAGATATCAGTGACCCACTCATGCAAGCCCCATTTCACGATAATGAATGAACCGCCACATAAACTGGAAACAACGGTGCAAATCAAACCCACGGCCCATTCTTGAGGAGACCTTGGCATTCGTGTCATTAAAACGACGGCAGCAACTAATGAAATTGCTAAGGTGACAGCAATTGCCGCACCATAAAACTTTAAAAATGCAGTAATACTGCTTGTTGAAAGTGGCTCCATAGCCATTACTCCAGAAATAAAAAAAACACCCGATTGGGTGCTCTCATTGAAATTTTTAAATTAGAAATTTACTGCTTCAATTTCTTCATATGTCAAAGCAGTTTCAATTTTCTGTCGTGCAATACGCCCTCTCTCATGAATGTTATTAATGTGCACTGCAAGCGCGGTTTTTAAGTCAATCAATTGATCAGGACTAAGATTAACAACTGAATTGTCTTTTAAAGTCCACTCAACTGGTACACCGAGCAAAGCTGCAGTAGCGATTCTTAGTTGAGAATTAGAGTCTGAATCATAAAGCTTATTTTCAAACTCAAATCCGCCAAACTCATACTGATCCCGAATCTGCTTGATTTGCTCCCATTTATGCCTTTTTGCATCTTCTAAAGTTCGATTATCGACCCACTTCTTAGTTTCATAATCGAAGATATGATATGGCGAGGGCTGAGTGGGAATATTTATCCACTTTCCTTCTTGAAAAAACATATTTGGACAAGGAGGATCATCTAAAGCGATACATCCCTCAGGAGTATTCAGCTTGATCATCTCTTCATTACCAAAAATATGTCCAATAACTTCACCATTCTTTGAAACTAATACCGTCACTTTTTAAGCTCCAATGTTGATAAAGATGACATGGTGACTATTGTAGGAGTTTCGGCAAAGCCACCTTGAGCTTCAAATGAACCATAATAAATATTGGAATATTTAGTGATATAGGCCAACTGAAGCACTATTGTTTTTGTACCAGTGGAAGCAGGTAGGATATAAACGGGTGTCGCAGTAACTCCAATAAACCGGATTGTACTGCTCCCATCATAAAATGTTGGGTATATTTCCTGAGTGTACGCAACAGTACCATTTACTAATACCCGACAAGCTAGCGTCACACATTTCAAAATGTCGTAGGAGGATGGATATTGTGTGATCCTGACCTTACAGTCAAACACAAACGATCCATCAATCCTTAGTTTACCTCCTTGCGTTTGCACATTAAGAGTAACTAAATCTTGTGTATAACCAACTGAACCTGCCATTGAATTAGAAACAGCGAAATAAAATTTACGCTCTGTTTGATTAATTACCCCGGAAGGGACAGTAACGGCTTCATCTTGGATTTTTAAAGTGTCTATTGCTCCGTTTTTAATGTGAGCATTATCAACTTCAATATCACCTAAATCAGCGCTAATGGTGCTTAGATTTTCTGCCCAGATTCTATTTGCATTAATATAGCCAAAGCTACCAGAATCTACATATAAACCTCTTGGAATTACTGTTCCATTCGGTAGAGTTAGTGGCGTATTTAATAGCGACATTATAGGCTTAGGAGTTACACCATCGACTCCAACTGGCGCGCCGAACTGGATAGTATCGTAATTGAAAATGAATGTTGACGTGGTACCATCATTCATTGAACCATGACCTGCTAAATGCCCATTCACATCCATTTTTAAATATTGCTGAGCTTTAACACCATCAACGCTTTCAGTTACCTGTTGAATTGCAGCTGTATTTCCACCAACAGTAGTTTGCAAAGTAGTAATACTCGATGCTTGAGTTGAAACTTTGCCATCAATAACAGAAACTTTAGAATCCAATGAACTGAGCGCAGAAGCATCGGCTTTACTTGCAAGGACACCATTAATATTCGATACACTGTTATTCAATTGTGTAATTGAATTGCTTTGGCTAGAAATGGTCCCTTCAGCATTCGTAACTCGAGTATCAAGTGAAGATAAAGCTTTTGAAGTTGCAATTTCGCCAATTGGTTGCTCCCACAGTGTTGCAACATTCCCTTGTTCCAACTTCATGCGTCTTATAGCCAATGCGTTTCCAACTGTAGTTGAATCAGACTGAAAAGACATAATGAGGCTTGTTGCATTTGCTGGAACTGTGAATGTGCAACTTTGTCGAGTGTATTGATTATTGCTGATACCGCTCATTGATTTAACAGCAATATCACTCCAAGCGCCGCCAACTTGGGCAATAATCCGCCAGCGCACTGGCAATGCAGCACCACGCACATCTGCACTAATTGTGTAAGTAGTGCTTGCGCGTAAAACACTGGTAGCGTTGACTGGTGAGGTCATACGGTAGTAGCGTTCTACACTCGCATCGTTAACAGTAAAGTAAGAATCAATATTGAAATTTGTCGAAAATCCTTGGGCAGAAGCTGTACCATCGCTTGTTTTTGGTTGATTCGCAGAGTTCGGAGCAGCCGTATTACTTAATAAGTTTGCACCAATTACTGCCGCGGCGCTTAAACCTGCCTGCAAACTGGTGATCTGGTTACCTTGGCTTGTAATAGAGTTCTCCGTCGCGGTGACTCTGGAATCCAAACTTGATAATGCAGCGTTATCTGCTTTCGTAGCTAAAGCGCCATTAATATTTGAAACACTATTATTTAAAGAAACAATGCTGTTCCCTTGGCTTGTAATCGTACCTTCTGCACTTGCGACACGGGAGGTTAGTGAAGAAACGGCTGATGCTGTTGCAGCATTTTCTAAAGATGCCGTTTTATCTACCAAGCGAATAGAAGAATAATCAACAACCCCAGCGTTTGGATACATCCATACACCAAACCATGCGAATACATCTGAGGTTGGTGCATAATCTAAAGAGAAATCAACAAAATTGGTTGTATCTGTTGCTGTTACTTGTTTTACTGCTAATGTGGCGTTATCACCTGTTCTAATCCAGCGCAGCAATAAACCTGCGGTTCCAGATACCTTACGTGCCCTTACAGTTGCTTGGTAAGTTCGCCCTGCTTTTAACCACATCCCCGAGGTCGGTGTTCTTACCGTTGGGTTGGTACCAGAGGTACCGGCATCATTTGATTTAGTTACTCGTAAGCCAGTACCCCCACCTTCACCGTAATTACCAGCAACAATTGAGTTACCTGTTGCAAGCTCACTTACGGCAATGAACTTCAAGCCCTCTCTAAAATTTGGGTCTAAATTTAGCGCATCACCTTGTGACTGAATAGCAGACTGCAAACTTGTGATGTTGCTGTTGGTTGTAGTTAGACCATTTTCTGTAGCTGTTACACGACTATCTAAAGCTGTAATAGCACTTGAATCTGCTTTTGATGCCAGAGCGTTATTAATTGTATTAACACTATTGTTCAGAGAGGTAATTGCACTTCCTTGAGAAGATATAGTATTACCTTGTGATGTCACAGTGTTAGACAATGCCTCCAATGCCGAAGCATCGGCTTTTGTATTCGCTGTCTTCTGTGCTGCATCTGCTGCGGATACTGCATCATTAGCTGTTTTTTGCGCTGTTGCTACACTGTTATTGAGTGAAGTAAGGGAGTTACCTTGACTTGTTAACGTATTTCCCTGCTGAGTAACTGTGGAACTTAAAGATGAAAGTGCAGAAGCATTTGCAGCAATTAAATTACCTGTTTCAGTAGAAGCTGCTGAATATGCGGTTGCGATTGTCCCTCTTTCTAATTGAACATTTGTAAAATATGCAACGCCTGCGGCAAGCAATAACATATACAAATTAGTAGTATCAACATGTGATGCTGACTTTCTTAAAGTTGTAATTGTGTACTTTGTCCATGTAGTTGTTAGTGCAATATTTTGGGAACCGATACCACCGAATAATTGAATTTTTACAGATAATGCAGCATCAGCTTTTGCAAAAAACGATAAGACAAGTGGTTCATTAGAACTCGCCACTGGAACAACTGATGTGGTCATTAAGATTTGATGCACACCATCTTGCCCAGCACCACTAGCTGTTACTTTTAAAACTCTAGATCGGGCATAAGTTGCGCTATCCACTGCAATACTATGATTACCATTCGCTGTGATATTACTTAAGTCGTTGTAAAGGGTGTTATAGACTAAGTTAAGACTCCCATTCGTGATCGAGTTATTCAGCGAAGTAATATTTGCAGTATTTGACGTTACTTTACCGTCAATAGTTGTCACTTTTGAATCAATACTACTAACCGCACTTGCATCCGCTTTTGACGTTAAAGCGTTATTAATGTTAGTAACACTGTTTTGCAGCGAAGTGATAGCACTACTGTTTGATGTTAGGGTATTTCCTTGTTGTGTAACTGTGTTCTGAAGCGTGCTTAACGCACTAGCATCTGCTTTATCATAAGTAGATGGTTTCCAGTAAGTTGCAACTTGGCCTTCTTCTAATTGAGGCTTTTGAATTGTTAATGTCGCATTATTGCCATCACTAGAACCGTTAAGATCAAAACGTAGGGAATAGGTAACGCCTACTGCATCCGCACTAGTTTTAAATGTTACTGAATATCGAACAAGATTCGTTGTTCCAACTGTCACATAAGTTGATTTGTGATGTGCACCATTACTAGCAATTAAGAATGATTCAACGCTCTTAACATTTGCGGTTCGCACTGCCCAAAAAGACAAAGTGTAATAAGTGTCTGGCTTAAGTGCAGGATCAGTTAAAGACCATGTGATATAGCTTTCACCCGTAGTTGCGGCCATTGATACAGTTTTTAACTGATCTGCCAAAGCAACTAAGTTTACACCCACACTGCTCAATGAATTCTGTAAAGATGCGATAGACGCGCCTTGACTTGTAATAGTCCCCTCGGTAGTAGTTACTCGGCTATCTAGGGCGGATAAGGCGATTGAATCTGCTTTTGATGCAAGCGCATTATTAATTGTAGAAACGTTATTTTGAAGGGATGTAATAGCACCTCCCTGAGATGATATATTGCCCTCAGTTGTAGTCACACGGTTAGCCAAAGAACTTAAAGTAGATGCATCCGCTTTACTTGCAAGCGTTCCGTTGATACTTACAATATTATTATTCAGTTGCGTAATTGAGCTGCCTTGACTTGTTAGAGTCCCTTCGGCATTTGTCACACGACTGGCTAGATTTGTGATAGCCGATGCATTGGCGTCAGAAGCAACCGCATCCGTAGCATTAATGATACTAATCGAATCATAATCAATCGTACCAGATGCCATGACCCATGTTCCGAAATACACAAGAACATCTGATGTCGGTTTATATGTATAAATTAAATCGACATAAGCCGATGTTGATGTCACAGATAGTGTCGCAGACGCAAGAACAGCATTATCAGATTTTCTGTGAAAACGACCAAGAATACTTCCCGTGCCTGATATCAACTTACATCTAACAATTGCCCGATACGTATTATTAGCTTTTAAGAAAAAACCATCTGTCCGGTTTGTATTGACGTTTGTATTTGTTCCAGCAGATGTATCTGTATTTGACTTAATTACACGAATACCAAGTGACCCATTCTCACCGTAAGCGCCGTGCGTAACAGAGTTACCTGCCGGTGTTTCAGCAATTGTGTAATATTCCAAACCAGATACAAAATGAGGATCAATATTGAGCGCGTCTGCTTGTACTCTTAAAGTGCTTTTTAGCGTATTGATTGACATCGAAGCTGCATCAGCCTTGCTTACTGCTGTGTTTGCAGTTGTTTGAGCTGTGGCCGCAGATGAAATAGCTGTATTCGTCTTTGATTCATTCGTAGTTAAACGTGAATCTAGCGCGTTAATTTGCGTAGCATTGGCACTTGTATTTGTAGCATTTGTCGTAATCTGAGTCTGCAAACTTGATAAAGTGCCATTGGTGCTTGATTTATAAGTTTCAATGTTGCTTAACAGGGCCGCATCTTCAGACTTGCGCTGAGTAGTTTCAGTTGTTAATCCATCATTCAAATTAGAAATTGCAGCGATACGAGTAGAACTCTCATCTGCAATCTTTTGATTTAACAGATTTGTAGAAGTGATTAAATCACTTGCTACTTTAGATGCTGCTGTTGATGCATTATTCGCTGTATTTTTAGCATTGGTCGCTATAACACTCGCATCATTTGCTATTTTTTGGGCTGAAGAAGCTTGTGTTTGAGCAGAGGTTGCTGCCGATTGAGCACTCGAGGCCGCCGTCTTAGCTTCAGAGGCCACAGCCTGGGCATTGTTAGCTGCAGTTTGGGCGCTACTAGCAACAGCTTGGGCATTATTTGCTGCAGCTTGGGCTGCTTCAGATACATCGACTGAATTTTCAATTTTACCTTGAAGCTCTTGGGCAAGATCACTCTCATTAATATGACCAGAAATAAGATCAAGAACCGCTTCCGGATCTGCTGTGGTCGTACCATTGACCCATTCAGACCAAGGACCAACATTGCCAATCCGGTCAATTAATCGACCGCGATAAAACTGTCTAAGATTAGGTTGTAAACCTTGGATTGTGGTAGTGGTAGTCGGATATGCAAACAATCCTAATTGAGCAATATTGTTGATGCCATCAGGTGAAACTTCAATTTCGGTATAAGCTGTATCTTTTGCACCTGTTGGAGGGAATCCCCAATCAAGCTTCATTCCAAACAAAATACCTGTGGCACGTATAAAAGCTATTTTCGGCGGTAATCCCTGCTTTCCAGTAATTTCAGTTAAGGAAGATGTAACCGGTAAAGATGCGATTTCAAAAGCAGAAATTGCTGTAACACGAGCTTGATATTGACCTGAATAAACACCAGGTACCTCGACTGAATTATTACCAGTTAATGGTAAACGAATCCACGAACCATCATCTTTTCGCCACTCAACAAGATACTTAACAGCACCTTTTGCTTGTGTCCATGACACAATCATTGTGGTGACATTAATACCTTGATCAACACGACTTTCGGTCGTAATCAAAACATCTTTGACTGGTTCTTGAGTTGAAGGATTGACTATTGATATAGGTGCTTCTTCAAAGAATGCACCGTTATCAATTTCATCAAATTTTTGAGGGTTATATTGGAGTGCTGTAATACTGAACTGGTGTTTTTCATCTTGTGAGATTGAAATAACACGGAACTTCATTGTCGCTAAATCTTGAGCATCAAGAACCCATACGTTTTGTACAGCAATTGAATTCTCATCGAACGGAAGTGTTACTGTGATAACCCGACCAGAGATCGACTGAACAATTCGCGTTTGTGCTTTGCCATTTTCGCCATTGATAACCAGACGATCACCAGCTTTAGCAATAACGTCATCTCGATCAATGGTTATGCTTTTGAGATCAGCAGAAATTTTAGATACACGTCCGCCATTAGCACGTCCTGCAAACAGTTCATCCGCAATTTCAATTACTCTTCCTGGCAGTGGAATATGCCCATCTAAACCGACTTTAAACGAAACTGTACGAGTCTCCTTTTGCTCGGATTTTAAAGCCCAGTGGCCTGCACGTTGAGCCTGGCCACGAGAAGTACATCCCCACGCATCTAATTCAAGAATGCGTACTTGGCCAGACTCAGCAATAGCATTTTCATCGCGAACAAATTCGTATTCTGTTTTATAGTGATTTGCAGGATTATCCCACGCAACCTTAACTACATTATGCCGATCACGTGCACGTGTTCCTGAGTATTCGAAAACACCACCAACCACATTTGCACGGGTATAGGTGAAATATGTGTCTTGTGGTATATCGGCATCACATATAATGCTTGTACCATCCCAGAAGGCAATCGCTCGAAAGACACCAGCCAATTTCATTAATATACTGAAAGCATCTTCAGCATTTTGAATGTACACATTACATGTAAATCTAGGTTCTTGGCCGCCAAGTCCGTCGGAAACGCTTTGATCGCAGTATTGAGCTAAACGGTACAAAGACCATTTATCAATCATGAATGGGGTTAAGCGATTTCCTAAACCATAACGATCATTTGTACAAAGGTCGTAGTAAATCCATGCCGGGTTATTTGTGTAAGCTCTTTTAAAAGTACCATCCCAAATTCCAGTATATTGTCGCGTTTGCGGGTTGTAATTGGTTGGTACTAAAAGCAATCGACCTTTCAGATCTACAGCTAATTTCGCCACATTTCCAAAAGTTTCGGCATCATATTGCAGACCTAATAATGCCGTATTTGGGTATCTTAATTTTGCATCAACAACTTCAGTAAATGCCTCAACATACATTTTGTCGCTTACAAACTCAGAGGTTGAGTTAGGTGTAATGCGACGTACCCGGATTAACCAACCACTATCGGCCTTTGGTAAATCAATACGGTGAGCTCGTTCATAATTTGCAGAAGTCTTATCGGATATTTTAGTTTTTAATACTTCTGTCCAGGCACCACCGTCAGTTTGTATATCGATAGCATATTCAATTGTTATACCGCTAACATCACCAGTGCTTGAGTCCTGCTGGCGAAGCGGTCCCCACTTTAAGCGAATACGAACGGCGTCAAGATCAATATTATTAAATGCTCGTACCCATGGAGTACCTGACTTCAATTCGACATCGACAGCAGTTTCACTTTCTACTGAAGGAAAACCTTCAATGTAATCTTGATCATTTGTACCTTTGCGGAAATCTAGTTTTACGTTCGAATAAGTCAGATTCCCATTGGCATCTTGTAGTGGAGTTCCTTCAAGAAATATTGATTGATTGCCATTGGCTAATCCTTCAATTTCGCCTTCACCTAAACCATATAAGATTTTTATATAGGTTTTAGATTGTGCGGAATCTGGAGCAACTACAGGTTTTCTTGCCTCACCCTTGCCCTTTTTCGCGCCTTTTACAATCGCCATAGGTTTAAATCTCGCGCAATAAAAAAGGCGCTTAAAGCGCCTTAAAAAAACATCACATTAAATTTTCTACATCTGGTCTTCAGGATACTGACCAGCACTCACAATGAATCCACCAACTTCACGTTGGCCATATAAAACTGGAACAGGGTTCCCTTGGGCAACCGTAGTTACAGCTCCACCGAATCCTTGGTTTGCCCTATTACCATCTTGGTTTTGGTCCTGAGTATTATCGACCTTTGGCATAAGCATCATTGCGACTCCACCAAGCATCATGCCGATACCCGCCCCGATTAATCCTTGTGCCACAACTGCACCAATACCAGTCCATCCAGCAAACACCCCTACAACCACCCCTACAACTACCATAACAGCCCCGATAATTGTTTGAAGGCCACCACCCCCGCCTGCTCCAACTACTCTAGGCACAACATGAATAATTTCAGCTTGAGTATTCATATCAAGCTGGTCTTCACTGATATTGTCTCCAGTAATCAGTCGTTTTGATTCATGGTCATAAATTGATGGGCTTTTCTTTCCACGCTTTTTGCTTGAATTTTTACTCTTAAGAAATACAGCAAACTGGAGTCCTTGCTCATGTGCTTTCAACATGAACTGCTCGAAACCTTCAACTTGTACTGCTAATGCACGCATAGCTTCACGTGTATTTAAAACATCAAGTTTAAATTCACGGCCAAACTTTTGTCCCAATACTCCATACAGTTTGATGGTTTTTAACATCTCGATGCCTCAATATCTTTACTGTTCGCTCTTGCCATTGTTGGCCATAAATTTCACGAACAGATTTACGATTATATGGATGATGAAGAATTAGACTTGAACCTATGCATTGCTCAGTTTGTTCCGATTTAAGCTGCCCATTATCCCCCAGCCAAACAACCGCATGATTGGGATGTTCAGTACGCCCAACACGACAAACAAGCATATCGCCATATTGCGGCGTATCTACTTCATAGAAGCCTGCTTTCTCATAATTCTCAAGATAAAGTGATGGATGATCTTTATCTTCCCACCAAGCATCTTTACGCTCGAAATCCATAAGCTCGACTCCTAATTCACGACTATAAAAATCGCGTATAAGAGCGTAGCAATCCTGCCAACCGTGAAAATAATTACGCCCCACTAAAGGGGCGCGATAACCACATGGTTCATATATTTGAAAATCTAGATCCGGATAGGAACAAATTACCCAAGGCTTTTGATGTAACTCAATTTGAATTAAGTCTAGTTCTGAGGCTCTTGTAGTTCCGTCAGGGTGGGAATGCACATACGCTAATATCTCGCCCTGGTCTTCTGCAAAAGCTAAGTCTTCAGGATGTATTTCAAACTGATCTGATTTGTTTGCTACATTTCGACAAGGGATATATTCCTTGTCTACAATGACCCCACAGCATTCATGCGGATAGCATTCATCAGCATGGGCCATTACCGCTTTTTTGATTTTTGCTGTTAGTTTCATAGGACCTCAAACTAAGCTTGATGCTGGGAATCCTCCAAAAGGAAGGGGCTTGTTTTCTCCAAAGCGTAATCGGCAAGAGCGCAACCTTCCTCCACATCGATCTAATGCAGGGTTATCAGTTGGCTCATCCTTTTCTGTAAACATAGCAGCGCCGGTATAACCACATTCTTCACCACGATATTTCCCCATCGTGCACCAATGGCACAATGAAGTAATTTGACGAACTGGTATTCTCAACCCCTCAAAATCAATCGGGTTTGAAAGCTCAAAAGTTACTTGTTGAGCATTTTCAGATGTTTTCTGCTCGATATACCAAATCTGCTCTTTTGATTCATTTGATGCTGTTGGATTGCCTTCTGGAAAGTTCTTGGCATCAAGATACTTGGTGAGTGTGGTTATAACTTTGAGTTTAGCTCCAACGAAATCTTTACATTGGAGACAGTAAGCTGAAATTGCACCTTGTATTCCGTTCAGGTTATTGGCGATTGTTAATGTGGGAGCCGAAGCCTTACCATCTGATCTCATTTCTAAACCAGAGACATCCAGACTAATAGCTTCAAACTCCTGACCCTGCCAAAAAATACTTTCCATTTGCTGATGGCCATGAAATCGAAGAATGCCAACTCCATACGAGCTGGCATCTAATTCATACAGGTGAATTAATCCACCTGGTTCAAGTTTCTGGAAGTCACTTTGTAAAGTCATGAGACCTCCTTAAGCTTGACCTGAAACAACTGGAGTATATTCAATAGTAATTTTTTTAGCAGCCAAGTCATATTTAAGGCTTAAAGTGTTTACATCTACCTGATAGAGATAAGCTGTGTTTAAGATCGTTTGAATTGCCCACTTTGTGATGTCAGCATCAAGTAAAGTCATACTTCCGTTTAAACCACCACCTGGTGTAACAGCAATATTCACTGAATCAGAAGGTCGATCATAATTAATCGCTAAAGTTTCAATTCTGCCAGCAGGCAAATTATTCCCGAAACTACGTGCATCTAATAATTGAGTGCGTAATTCACCGACAATATATGCTTCAGCAAGATCTAAAGTTTTAATAGCCATGTTTCTGCTCCAATAAGCAATAAAAAAGCTCCTTAAGGAGCCGTTGAGAAAAAATTATGGATAGAAAACTTGAGTAAATGTGGTTGTAATGCGCCACGTATCTCCACCCAAGCAAACTGGTTGATAATCCCCTGCTTTAACGCGCACTTCACCATCTAACGGCGAATCCCATAGAAAAGAATTAGCACCCTTGTGCTTATCAAAGAATGCTTTAATTTCCAAAATTTCAGCTTTCTTAGCTGTGCGCTGATAGGTCCATTCACCAGATCGATTGTTTATACCAATTGAAGTATTTTGTTCATATCCGTCACCAAATTTTGTTGATAACGTATTAAAACGTTGGGTTTGATTATTACCTTCAAGATCACACTCAAAGGTAAATTTTAAGTCACTCATGATTATTTCTCACAAAAAAAGCCCGCATTAAGCGAGCTTTTAAGGACCATAACTAAAGTATGACCATATTAATTAAACTATACCCCAATTAACGGAAAAGTGGAAACAGTTCAGGCGTTACTTAGATAACAAACCACCTTGTCTTTGTTCCTGGCGAATAATAGTTCTTACTGCATTACCAATCATTTGGCCCAATTGTTTTGAGTCGTTTTCTGTCTCTGTTTTACTTGTGCCATCGGCATTAACAGTGACATACACATTTATTGGCTTTTCGTTCGTATTCAATTGAGATTGATTAGAGTTGATTGCCTCAAACTGTCTAGACTCTCTACGTATTGCAATAGCATCAGACTGATTATTAGAAACGTAACCTCCGTTCGCATAACCACTTGGATTGCTTTGACGCATACTTTCAACAACGCTAACACCACCCCAGCGTTTAATATCTTCTTGCGACCAAACAACCTCACCTTTATGCACAATCCCTGCAGGAGTGTGTTTAAGACCATTACCGGTATAACCGCCATCAGAGAAGCCAGCAATTGTTTGGGCTGCAATTAGGCCGACATTAGCCATACCAAGCCCGAGAGCAATAGGAGCCATAGTCATATTTAATGGATAAGGCGCATTAGCTAATACATTACTGTAGGCTTGATATGCTTGAATCGTTGCAGTCCCCATTGCCATGGCTTGCTGTACCAAAAACATTGCCTTATAAGCAGCGGATTGTTCACCAGCAGACTCTTTTACCATTGCTGTCATATTTCCCCATACGCTTGACGCTTGGGATAATAATTGCCCATAAATTTCTATTTCTGTCTGCCGAGATGACTTCTGAAGCTCTTGTTCCATCAAAGTGTATTTTTCATTAATAGCAAACTTTTGCTGACGGAAAAGTTCTTCAGCCTCTAATAAAGCTTGGAATCGCTTTTCTTCATCAACAATTGTTTTATCTTCTGAAACTGCTTTAACATTTGAGGAATATGTATCATTAGCATTCTGCATTTCATCACTATATTGATTCTGTAGATTCCATGAATCATATTGCGAAGAAGTTAGGTTCTTTTTAGCTAGTAAATTAATAACATCTGATTGTGGTATTGAGGCTTGCTCATACATTGTTTTTCGATACTCCTCCAATTTTTGCTTTTGGAGTTTTCTGTACTCAGAAATTTCATAATCAAACATTGTATTAACAGCTTTGATTCGAATTTCTTTTTCAGTTTCAGAGTAATCAGTTGATGCTTTGATTTGCAGTAATTTAATCTGCTTTTGTTTTTCCAGCTTTTGAACTTCATTTAAACGGAACTCGTTTAATTCAAATTCAAGTTGTTCAGTGTTTAACTCCTTTTGAGCATTGAAACGTGCTGTCTCTTTATCAGTGAGCTGCTTTAACTCTGCATCTTTAAAATGCAATTTTAACTCACCAATTCTTTTTAAATATTCTTTCTCAGCAAGCGTATCTTTATCTCGATACTGATCACGTAACTTTTCGGTCTCCTCTTGAGTTTTCAGAAATTGATTAAGGTATGAATCGAAATCTTTTTCAGAGACTCCCTTCATATCAAAACCATTATATCCAGCAACATATCCTTTTACGTTTTTAACGTACTGCCTATTAACTGGACCAATATTGGTACCTTTTTCTACGCTACCTTCTCCAGCATGATAGGCAGAAATTGCTTGATCCCAATTACCGAACTTTTTAAACAAAAAGTTTAGATATTTCGCAGCTGCTTCTGCAGCTTTACCAGTATCAAAAACTTCTTTACCAACCAACCCCCAGCGCTTGGCAGTATCATCCAGCATCTGGAAACCACCTTTGGCTTTCCCGTATTTAGTATGCGGACCAATTGCGTTTGCATCACCTTTGCTTTCTTGCATGTTGATTGCTGATAGTAAGCCTGGCAATAACTCATATTTAGACTCTAGATCTGAAAATCCGAATTTTGAAGCATTGGCTAGGACTTTCGCATTTACACTTAGTACTTTTTGCTGATTTTTTAGCTCCTTGTTTTGCTCACGTATAGAATCAGTTCTAGCATCGGTCATAGCTTTGATTGATTCTTCAGATTTCCAAGTATCCGTTAATGATTTTAGAGCCTCTCGGTCTGCTGACTTAAGACCCTTAGCTAAAGAATCTTTATAAAGCTTCAGTAAATCATTAGCTTGAGACTCAGAAAAACCTTTTTTCATAACTATCTCGACAAATTGAGAATCCCACAATTTATCTTGATACATTTTCTGTAAGGACTTTTGTGCCTCATCTGCTGCTTGCTTGGTGTTTTGTATTGCATCAGCATGTTTTTGCTGTTCAATAGCAGCATTCTGGGCTTTATTTCCAGCTACGAATACTTCAATACCAAATAGCTTAATAGCTGTTTTTGTCTTATCAGCTTTGTCATATGCATCCTTGTATTTTTCAATTTGTTCCTCAAGCGCTTGTCTTAAACTAGGCGGTAATTTCACTTTTGCTAGTTGTTGCAAAGCTTCTTGATAACTAATGGTTCCTAAGCGAGCTTCATTTGAAATCCGAGCTACTTCAGCATTTCCTTGTGCATAATTCTGAATGTCGATTAACGCAGAACCTACCCGATATTCCATCTTTGTAAGCTCATCATTTTGAGCCTTGAATGCGGTTGTTAAGTCTTTAATTGCGTCTGTTTTGGCTTGACCTTGCAAATTTTTCAACTCCGTGGCTGATCGATTAGCCACCGCAGCTTGCTCCTCGAGCTTCCTATTTGCCTCCTCTGCCTTGTCTTTAAAATAAGTGTATGTTGCGGCCAAGGCTGAAACGCCCAAAGCGAGTGCACCAATTGGTCCACCAACAAGTCCTAAAGCTCCTTTTCCGAGTCGTCCTAATGTTGTTAAGGCTGTCACTTTTGTGGCATTGGCCTTAGTTTGAGCAGCTGCTAATGCTGTTTCAGCAGCAGCTAATTCTCGCGTTACCTGAGCCTCAATTTTCTTTAATTCGGCCATACGCGTAATTGATTGTGTGCGACCGACCGCATTCATTTGGGCTTTTAGTCGTTCAACTTCTAATGCTTTTTCAGCGGCTAGAACTTGCAATGTTGCTTGTGAATTTGCTATTTGCGCCTGTGCTGTTTTTACAGCAGCGGCTGCTTCAGCTGCGTCTGCAATAACCTTTTCTTTGCTTGCTTTTACATTTGCGGCAGTTGCTGCAACATCGGCATATACCGCAACGGTTTTAGTAGCGATTGCCTTAGTTACAAGTCCAATCCCTAACACCAGTGCTCCATCAGAAATCAACTTTAAATTTGATGCAAGAAGCTGAATCGAATCAGCAAGCACATGAGCCGCACCGCTTCCCTTTCCTGACTCGCCGACAAATTTTGTGATCTCGTTATTTAAAAGAGTGAGTGATTGACCGATAGTGATATCTGTTTTTGCAAAAAGAGCATCAACGTCATCTTGAACATTTTTAAGGGCCTTAACGATTTCTTTTGAAGTAATCTTCCCTTCAGCAGCAACTGAACGAAGTTGACCTACAGTAATGCCCATCCCTTGTGCGATCGCTTTTGCAAGTGCTGGTGTTTGCTCCATAACGGAGTTCAGCTCTTCACCTCTGAGAGTTCCGCTCGCCAGTGCCTGCCCAAATTGGACTAAAGCTGCATCAGCAGCTTCTGCGCTTGCACCACTAATTGCAACAGCTTTCGATACTGTTTCAGTTAGACGAGCTGTTTCATCCATATTTAAATTGAGCGTTTTCGCATTATCACTAAATCGCTGGTAAACCTGTAATACAGAATTCCATGTCGAATAGGTTTTCTGAGCAATTCTAAATGTATCTTCAGTTGCTTTATTTAGCTCAACTTGATTCGTGGTTACTAACTTAAGTCTGTTCTGTAAGCCTGTATACTCATCCATTTTGGATATGGCCGCGCCAACTGTAACAAGACCTGCCATGTGTCCAGCAAGTGCTCTTGTTGCTACAGATAAACTATCCATGGACTTTGATGCAAAATCCCCTTTCTTTTCTATGCTGTCGAGTTCATTGCCTAGATTTCTTGCGTTTCGTTCCGCATTTCTTGAATCAATAGTAATGATTAAACGTGATTCTTGAGTCATCTTTAACTTTCCTCTAGGCAATAAAAAACCCACTCAGTGAGTGGGTTTTTGAATTAAGTAATACTTACGATGCGTTCAAATTTTGTTGACTATTGGCTACCAGTTTTCATTAGCCTTAGTCGATGTAATTGCTGACTTGTATTGGTCGATTACATTATTAAGTTTTACAGCAATTTTTTGTTGATGCTGCAGAATTGTGATAGGGACTTCTTTCCCTAGATTGTTCACACCACCTTGAACATAAGTCAGATTTGTTCTAGTTACATCATTAATCGTTACTCTTGCTTTACTATCTTTAGTATCAATTTTGATTGTAAAATTAACTCTATCATTACCAAAAGCACCACAATCTATAAATCCATCACAAGGATACTGTATATTCCCTTTCCCAATAATAGAACCTGTGCTTTTGTCAGCATACTGAATGACATTATTTGCAGATTTGAATGATTGAGCGATCCATATCTTTGAATCTTCAAATATCTGATCCTTCGATTTATTTGGAACTTCTATTACTTGTGATATCTCTGGCATAGCCTGCTGTGTAGGAGTCATTGGTGTCATACACCCTGCTAATCCTAAACTGAATACCCCTACTGCTAAGAACTTCTGCATAATTTCACCGTTTCTTGTAAAGTCCAACGTTTCTAATAAGTTAAATTTAACAGGTGGGAAATAAAAAAGCCACTCGATTGAGTGGCCTCTCTATTTTAAGCATGTAGTAGCTTTTCAGCACCAGCGGCCAAAAAAGCAGAACGAGTTTTAAATCTTTTATCTTTACCAACATTATCATCAATCTTCCGAATTAATCGGCTTGGTAAAGTAACATTGATTTTTTCTGGTTTACCTAAGTAACGGCTAACATCAACTTCAGTAACTGCCCAGATCATACCTCTATAATCTTCTTGGTCAATAAACTTACTGACATCAGATGCTAAAGGAATCTCCTCTCCATCTTCTGCTAGGATTTCCAAGTGGCCAGAAATAGCCTCTTTAACATTCTCGATAGCTTCCTCTAATGTATCGCCTGCGCTGAAACACCCTGGAATATCTGGAACGGAGACACCAAAGGCTTCGGTGTCTGTACCTCTTTCAATAGCAATTGGATACAACATTGCACTCACCTCATGTACAAAATCGTACTGTGAAATAGGACTATATGAGTCTGATTGAAGCGGGTCAATTTAGACCCGCTTGCTTCAAAATGCTTTTAACAGTTCCGTTTGGTAAATCCTTTTTAGGATGAGGGATTGTTACTAATCCCTTTTTGGTTGGGTGTTTGAAGTGATGATGACTTCCTGAAACCCTAACCTCATACCAACCGTCTGCTTCAATCATTTTGATTAAATCCAGACTTTTCACACCGTCCCCTTGTTAACTTGATGAGTCAATTATAACCCTAGAGTTATTTTTAGTAAATACCTCTAGGGTTATTTTTTTGTTGGACGCTTCATTTTTTTGTGAGAATCATCCAGAAAAATATTATCCATTGCAAAGATACAGTCGTTAAAAATATCTCTTTCGACTGGGATCTCATAATGATCACAATAGGCAGATATAGCTGCAATATCCAAAGCCAAGGGAATGCCTTGCTCATAACGCCTTGAGCGTGAAATGATGTTATATGCCGTTAATATTGCATGTGAGGTAAATGAATATTCAGGCTTCTGGAATTCTTCTGGCTTCTTCAAATTTAAGGCTTGGGCGATTGCCGTTTGCTTCTGGTTGTAGTCGCTCGCTTCTTCTTCTGAGTTGAACTTGGTCCAGTTGTAGAGGTTAATGACTTTCCCACTACTTCATCCTTATATGCATCAGCTTCTTTTTGGATATTTTCCGCCTCTTGTCTCACAAACAACCAAATTGCCACACCAAGATCTCCTAGATTCAACAACTTAATTGCATTTTCCTGCGAATATTCTGGTTCAGACACAATCAGTTCTTGATTTTCGGTTACTTCTTCAAAAACTACGCCTTTCCAGTCCTCAATTAAATGGCAGGCCGCAGCTTCAAGAAGCAATTCATGATATAGCTTGTCGTCTTTACTAGCTTTAGTTACATCATAACCTTTTGATGCAATCTGATTATTTGCACGCTCAAGGGCCACTTGATATGGTTTATATGAGATACCACGTACTTTAAATTCAGCTAATACATTCCCTTCACCATCAATATACTTACGCCATTTACTAACTGTTTTACTAGTCTGAATGCTTACTTTTAAAGCCATTTTAAACTCCAAAAAAAGCAGCCCTAAGGCTGCTATCAGATTGATTAAGGCGCAGGAACTGCTGCTGGTGTACGAGTGATGGTTGGGGCTACTTCAACGACTTTATATTCGAATGAAGCATTTAAAAGATCTGAATTACCACCACTAGGTAATGGGGCAGTAATTTCAGCTTTAGGAATAAAAATTTCATATTTATTCCCATCTGTATCAGTGATTGGAACTTTTAATGAAATTGTTTTGTTAGTGAATTGCTTTTCATACATATCGGATGTATTTCGTGACCAAGCTGCGGTAAATGAACCTGTACCTGTTGCAAGCATTTCTAGGATTGCACGTGCATCAATACCACCACCTAAACAGCGTTGTAGCTGCATAGTGTTATCCCAATTAAATGTAAAAGCGGTCAAGCATGAAATCCCAGCTTGAGAAACGCCGTCAATTAAAATGTCACCTACAGAGACATTCGACATTTTAGGATTGTTATCTGCCGCTGTAATTGTTCCAGCTGGTGCTGAAGAAAAGTTTGTACGACCAAGAGCCATTAGGCCGAAAGTCATTGTAATTAAGCCAACTTCAGGAATATCAATTCCAAAAGTGTTTACATGACATCCACGGAAAACATGGTAGTCATTAACATCTTCAAAGCCACGTAAAACAGAAAATGTTTGACGAAGTGTGCCACCAAAAGTTAAAACATTTGAGGACCAGTTATTAAAAGCAGCTGCAGCCATCAAGTCTTGAACTAAAACGCTGTACTTCGCTTCACATTTTAATTCACCGGCATACTCTGCACCGGTAATCATTGATGAACGTGCAATACGGCCACTTGTGATTGAGTTAGAGTCTTCCTTTGTTACTGTCGCATCAAGGCCATTTTCAGTAAATTCAAAGGTCGTACGTGCGAAGGGTGATGGTGTGGTACCAACAGTGGTTTCCTTCGCGATTTGTGTTATCTGACGTGCACCACTCGACATATCTATATACTCCGACGTTAGGCATAAAAAAAGCCACCCGAAGGTGGCTATAAAATTAGGGACGTAAAAAAACCGCCCTCAGGCGGTAACTTCTTTAAAACTTAATATCAATCATCCAAATCAACACTTACTCCAGTAACAATATTTAAATTTGGTCCATTTATGCTATTAACATTAGCGAGGCGAATTTTTACATCAGAAATACATAATTTATTAGACAACTGCCATTTACTTAACTCCTTAGCCATTACATCTGCCAAGTGTCGTTCAAGCTCTTGTTTTTTAATTTCAATTTCTTCTAGCGTCAGCATGTAAGACATATCAATTCACCGTAAATCCAATCGTCACATTGTACTGCAGAAAGTCAGCATCTTTACCCGCATCTATCGTTTGACCTTGAAAGCATTCTAAATGCCCAATCCTGAAATATTCAAAATGTGAAAGTAATGCAACACTTAGAATAGTTATTGCCTGGTCTCCCGTGTCTGGTCTTGCAAAGCATTGAATCAAGATATTCCCAGTACGTCGAGTACAGGGTGTATCGGCTAATCCAGCAATGAAACTTGGACCCCACTTAATGGTTAATCGGCACCATAAGCCCTTTGCCGGTGCCAAGAAACCTGGTGCATTTGGATAATGGATTCTTTCTTGAGAAATTCCTGTAAAGGTCATCATACGGTCGACTATTGCTTGTCTAGCTTGCTCTAATGTCATTGGCATATTAGCCACCATATTTTTGAGTAATGTAAGTGAAAGTAGTGCTGTAAATACCAAGAGGTGCTTGATCAGACCAACCGTTTTCTAATCGCGGACCATAGGCTTTGTTGTTTTGAATATAGATCAGATTTCCAAGCTTAAACTTGACTGCTTGAATTGCTGCATCTTGAACTGGATTAGTTGATGGTTCACGAACACCATAATCAGCAGTTCCAATAGATACGATATGAGAAGCTCTGTAAGCACCTGTATCAACTGGACTCGAAACTACAAGTGATTGCACGGTATCCATCGTGATTTTCTTTACTTGCTCTTCAGCATTTTTCACCACATCAACACTAAAGCTAGTCGGCTTTTTCCCCTTCCACCCCATTGCTCACCTCGCTTGCTTCGTACATTTCAAATAGGTCTTGAGCGATCGCTTGAATTGAATATGCTTCAAACTCAACACTTGGTTCACTTTCACCCATTCGCTTCTTTACTATTTGCCAAACGTGAACCGCTTCATGTAAAAGCAATCCATATACTTGAATTTTATCTTTATCCGCCGTATCACCAATTTGGACGATTGCATATGCACCATCAGAAAAAGTACTAACCTGTGCATCCGCTCCCATATCCAAAAATTGATCAGCTTCATCCATATCTTCAAATAACAAATCCATGTGAAGCTGATTTCTAGCAAGCGTGTATTGCACATGCTGAAAAGGTGTGATGTACCACTCTGGAACATATTCGGTATTAACCATTTTAGCCCCTACACCTTTCGAAGCTGACATTTCCAGCTTGCACTGATTGGATCTTGTTTGATATGCATGATGCGATATGTACCTTGCGCCGTACTCCATTCGTCATCAATCATCGGCTCTTTGGTAACTTCATTCTGCAGCACAGTTGCCTTTTTATCTGTGGCCAGTACTCCGAGAGTTTGTATTTCATATTGATTGTATGAGCCAAACAGAACGCCACGACCCTCATAATGCTCAATGACATTTTCAGAGGTGTTTGTTTTAGGGTTCCAGTTGGTACTAACAACCCTGTCACATGTAAATGTTTGGACCGCATCCGCCAGATCCTCATTAAATGCTTCAGCAATATCTGCCTGAATTTCGTCACGTAAGCCCATATCATGCCCTGTAAAGTGGTATGCCAAAGCCATTAAAACTTGCATTTGGATCTTTCAATTCAAGTGAATCAATAAAATCAATTGCTATCTGTTCGAAGCTAGAGATTGCTTCAGATCCGTCCTGATATTCTTTTTCTGACTCAACAGAATCAGCTTTAACTTTCTTACGCTTCAACTGCTGGTCTTTGCCGTTATAAATTACTTTGGCCAGAATTCCTTTGATAATTTCACAAGCCGCGTCTTTAAGAAGTGGATCAATAGGATCTGGTACAAAACCAATCCGTTTTTTCATCCAAACATTAGCCAGCTTTACCAGACGAGCTTTATCACTGTCTGGTGCAAAATCGCTGCCCAAAATTGAATTTGCGTCATCTACAGTAATAAAGCTCATTGCATTATTCCTTCGGGATTAATTTAAGGAGTTCTGCTTTTGTTGCAGACGGTTTGTAACCAATGTTTTTACTAGCCAAATACTCTTTTAATTGATCATTTGACCAGTTTTCAAAATCATTAGCTGCCGTTTCTGTTGCTGAATTTTCTGCCGCTTTTCCAGCTTCCAATTCAGCAATACGCGCTTGCATAGCAGCAACATCATTTTTAAAAGCATCAAACTCTGCTTGAATGCTTACTACCTTTTCTTCAGCCGCTTTAGTAGCATTGTCAGCTTGGAGTACAGCATCTTTTAAACGTGAGTTTTCAGAAATTAACTCCGAACTATCACCACTAGCTTGTTCCAAGATTTCGATTTTCTGTTTAAGTTGCCCGTTTTCCTCAACAACCTTTTCACACTCAGCTTTAGTTTTATCAATAACTTCTTGCAGCTCTGGAGTAATTCCAACCGCTACATTTACAGTGGCCAAAGTCGTTTTTGCAGGCTCTTCCAATTTGCGAACTTCAACAGGAATATCCAGAGCTTGGTAATCATTTTGGATTTTCGGGTAATCACCGTAAATAATTACTTCTTCAGCACTTCGATTCGGATGTTCGTAATAATCAGGATTTGCAATAGTTCCAACCTCTAACGCAGCTGCAGCAGCAATACGTGTATAAATTAGCTTCATGATGCATTTCTCTTAAATGTAAAAAGAGGGCTTAATAGCCCTCTTATAGTGAGATGTTGATGAGTTAACCAGTTGTTGTTGTGCCAGATAGATCAAGCAATGTGCCTGCTGTCATTTTGTTGCTAGTAGCATGTTTTTTCCAGTTGGCACTTGAACCAAGTAAAGTAAGGTCAGGGTTTTCACCTTTTGATGTATCCCAGCTATAACCAAGAATATCTAGGTTAAATGTACCCTCAGCACGCATACCGATTGCCAAGTTTTCTTCATCATTGATGTCATACGCGCGGAAGCCTGGTACTTGTGATTCTGTAACAGTAACTGCACCCATTTGCAAACCAAATGCATCATCATCACCTACGGCATCTGTAACCAATACCGGCTTACCTAAGGTACCCGGTAAACCACCATAGATAACGATTTCAGATTCGCCATAAATTTGATTAGTGATTGCATCATCGACAATATCGAAATAAGTATCTGAGTTCATTACCCATAAACTAATACGTCCAAACTTATCGCCAAACTTACGCATACCACGTGTTAATGCTTTACGCCCATCTACAGCAATACTGCCTTTGGCAACCATATCCGGGTTGCTAGAAATAGCTGCTTTTAAGGAGGCTAAACTGTACTGTAAACGACCAGCAACCAATGCATCTGCTAAATCATAACCAAGAATCATGGCAAACTCTTCAGGTGTACGTGCACGGCGTTTGAATGCCTCTTCAGTAGAAGCATAAGGACCATATTTATATGGGACTTTTACACCTACAGATTCACCAGAACCAATTTTCTCTGGAACTACTTTGGCGGTTGAATTCACATCACGATGTTTGATGCTACCGCCCACTTTGTAGAATGCTTCTTTATTGAAATCACCTTCAATGATCTCATTGCGATAAACAATTGCACCATTAGAGGCTTGGTTAAATACATTCAAATTATCTTGCAAACGCTCTAAATAAGCAGTTTGAGCCAATTGATTGTAGATGATCATGTCTGAATTAACTGTTGTAGTCATAACTACTTATCTCCAAATTTTTAATGATTAGTTCGGCAGTTTTAGGAAGGCATCATTGCCATGTTCTTTGATGTAGTCAGCTTTCTGAGAAACAGACATTTCACTGCGTTTCATTCCTGCAGGAGCTCCACCTTTGCCCCCGCTTTGGAAACCGCCACCAGTTCCTTTACCACCTTTAAGAATTAAGTCTTTATGCTGGTATCCACCAACCAAGGACTCTAAAGCTTCATCAACATTTGCAAGTTCACCCGGGCGGACACGTGAATAAATCTTTTCGCCGTTCGGATCGTATGCAACCACCTTGCCTTCTTCGATTTTGAAGTGATGGCCAAAGGTTGCCTGAACCATGTCCACAGGTACTGCAATGTTGTCTTGAATGTACTTAGAACGAGCAAAACCACCGCCGATTAGTTCTTTGTGTAAAGAGGCTTCTAGTGCGTCACGTTGCTCAACAATCGGAGCATATTTTTCTTCAACTGCCTTGATAGCTTCAGCTTTCACTTTCTCAACTTCACCAGCATCCACCAGCTTTTTATCGTCGAGATTTTGGATTGTTTGTAATGCCTTTTTAGCTGCCGCAGGGTCTTCGATTCCTTCAAAAGCTTTTAATGCTTTTTCAGCTGCTTCTTTGGCTTCACGATGTGTTTTAGCTTCATTGTTTAAGCGTGCAATTGTTGCTACCGAATGTGGTGCATCATGTGGCATTTCTTTGCCGTCATCATGAATATAGATCGGCTTATCACCGTCTACTTCCGCATAAACTTTACCGTCGATTGTTACTGTTTTAAGTTTCATTGGTCATCCAACCTATATATACAAAATGGGCATCCGCCCGGATTCGCCGTTAGCATCCGCTTTCGGCAGGCAATAAAAAAGCGCCCTTTAGGACGCTTCATTTCTATAAATGATTATTTACTTAAAGCTTGGCGTACAAATGCATCTTTTGCTTCAAGTAGCTTTCTTAATCCTGTGGATTTTTCAGGCCCGTCAGGAAGTTGCTCATCCATTTGCCGAGCTAAATCACCAATTGGCTTACTAACTTGCTGCAAATGTTCAGGTAAATGTTCATATTGGAAATATTGGATAATAGGACTTGGCATTTTCTTCTCGCAAAAAAAGCACCCGGAGTGAATTTGAAATACTTGAATCAGCACCAAAAGATGCTACCCATTATTTTCTTGTGCCTAATGGATCTGGTGAACCTTATTACGTTCTTGAAAAAGAAAAAAAGTTCTACTGGTTTCACGGTCAGGATGAAATAACTAAGCCACACATTTTAAGTTGGATTAAGTCAATTGAATCACTGAAAGAAGTTAAAGCGGAAAGTAAGGAGGGGTAAGGTGGATAAATATCTGACATCTAACAATGTGTGTGAGATGTTTCATATTACTAAACGCACACTTAATCGGTGGGAAATTAACACACCTTGGGGGATTCCATTCCCAGCCCCGGCATTAAGTTCTGAGGGCGGAACAATGAAAAGATACCTCGCTACTGATGTAATGAAGTGGGAGGAAGAATGCCAGCAAAAGAAGCAACTAAAAAAAGCTATATAA